CTATGAGACGCTCATGTTTGTATTCAGCATGGCCGGCGCATCTTTCTGGAAGATGGTCGAGAAGATCCTGGAAGGCTGGGGTTTGATCGTGGAAGGAATGTCCGCCGTCGCCAAATTCGTCGGCCTGGAAAAGATCGGCAAAGGACTCGACACCATCAGCGGCGCATTGAAGGCTGGCGCAACCAATGCCAAGGAAGCCGGAGACGCAGCTATTGTCATGGCGGACAAGAATTACAAGGCCATGGCTTCCTTCGATTCCATCGACAAAACCGTCTCGAAGATGAAGCCCGGTAAGCGATTCTCGCCGATTGACGAGGATGCCGAAAAGAAGGCTAAAGAGGCCCGTGAGGCCTGGTCGCAAACGCTACGTGATATGACAGCCGATATCGATAAGGTGGATCTCGATCCATTTGAACAAAAGCTTGTCGATATCGCCAAGAAGGCCGAAGTGCTCCGGGAGAAGGCCGCAAAACTACCTACCGCTGCGGAGCGGGAAAAAGCCGGGAAACAGATCGATCATTGGACAAATTCGATGATCGAATCTGAATCCTCCTCGCAGGCAAGGAAGGATTTCCAGGATTGGTTGAAGGATCAGGAAAATGCAGAGAAATACAGGAAGGATCAGGCTAACCTTAGAAAAGCTGCCCGCGAAAGCGCGATTAGCGGTCAGATTGCCGAACTCGACATTGCCGAGAAACTAGGAACGGCTCACCGGGAGACGATTGGAGAGCGTATCCGCCTGCAGAAAGAGCTGCTCGTTATCCAGGAGGATTACCTCGGACAACTCGACAAGGAGAAAGACCCGGCATCATGGTATGCGCAGAAAAACGCAATCGATAATGTCCGCAAGAGCCTGGCCGATCTGACCCGAGAGCAGCTCATACAGAACCCCTTCGCCGCCATGAAGCTTGGTTATCATGAAATGATCAACGACTGGAGCAACACCGGCAAGCAGATGTACGACCTTGCAAAAGAAACCGCCCAGGCGATGCAGTCGGCCTTCAGCGACTTTTTCTTTGATCTGATGGAAGGCAATCTGAAATCATTATCCGACTACATAAACGCCTTTCTCAAAAGCGTCGCCAGATCTCTATCCGACATCATGTCGCAGCAGGTCTCTGCCAGCATCTTAAGTTCGTTTGGCTTTGCCCAGGGCGGCGTTTTTGATGGCGGCCGCGTGATACCCTTCGCCTCCGGCGGTTTGATCCTTCGGTCCCCGATCGTGTTTCCCATGGCCAGCGGCGCCATCGGTCTCGCGGGCGAAGCCGGACCGGAAGCCATCATGCCGCTCAAGCGCCTTGCCAACGGGAACCTCGGCGTTCAGTCGGACTCCGCCGCCCAGGCCGTAACCAATAACCTCAACGTCGAGATCAAGCTCGAAAACAAATCCTCTCAGCAGCTCAACGTCAGCCAGGGCCCGACAAAATACGAGTTTAACAAAATGATCATCACCGCCGTCATCGAGGATTATCAGCGAAACGGCATGACCAGAAGCATTTTGGGGAAAAAATAAATGCCGACCTTTCCGACTTTGACCTATTCCTGCTCGTTCCCGATCGGCGAAGAGCGCGAAGACGCGACGATCCGCGGCGGATTTGAATCCGGATACGAGTACACGCGGCCGCGGTTTACCAGATCCCGCAAGACGTTTTCGATCAAATATCAAAACATGATCGCCGCCGATAAGGCCACGCTGGAGACCTTTGTCGATACGGTCCGGGAAGGCGCAGACTCCTTCACCTGGACGCACCCGCAGACGGCCGTCGCATATACCGTGCGATTCAACCCGATCCCGAAATTCGAGTTGGTCAGTGTCAATCTCTGGAACTGCGAATTCGGCGTAAAAACAGTTTAACAAAATGTCATTCCTGCGAAAGCAGGAATCCAGGGTTTAAATTTTGAAAACACTTCCCGCAAATCTCATCTTATCCAAGAACGCCCTGGCCTCAACGGATCCCTGGATCCTGCTCCTGGAAGTCACCCTTCCGACGGATCCCGTTCAAACCCTGCGCATCGCCCGCAATACCGAAGACGTCACCTTCCAGGGGAACGTTTATACCGCCTTTTCTTTCGAAATCGACACGGTCACGGAATCATCAAAAGGCGAACTGCCCAGCGTCTCGATCCGGGTCTCCAATGTAAACCAGATGATGCAATCCTATATCGAGGAATACGATGGCCTGATCAGTCAGCCGGTGAAGCTCATCGTCGTCAACGCACAATATCTGACTGAGGATTACTCCGAGCTTGAATTGAATTTTGACATTACCGCTTGCCAGGCCACCGCCACATGGGTCACCTGGAAAATAGGCGCTCCGAACCCGCTGGCCCGCCGCTTTCCGCTTTATCGCTACATCGGCATGCATTGCAACTGGGTCGGTCATTTTAAGGGCGCCGAATGCAAATACGCCGGCACGGCTACCACCTGCGCCGGCACACTCGACGACTGCGATGCAAAAGACAATCTGGCAAACTTCGGGGGCTATCCCGGACTCGCCCAGGGAGGAATCCGCGTTGTCTAATCGACTTGTCATTCCTGCGGACGCAGGAATCCATTACGAAGACCTCCTCGCCGTCCCCTGGAAACAAGGCGGGCGTTCCCTGTCCGGTCTCGACTGCTACGGCCTTGTCAAGGAACTCTTCTCCCGCCTCGGCCGGGATCTGCCGGAAATAGATCCCACGCCGGAAGCCGTGGCCGATCTGGACGGCCTGATCATCCCCGCTTGCCTTGAGCTTGGAGAAAAGATCGACAACCCCGAGGCCTACTGCGTCGTCGTCTTCGCCATGCATCCGCCCTGGGTAAGTCACATGGGCGTCGTATTGCCCGAGAACAAATTCATCCACGCATTGCGCAGGCGCACCGTCCAGGTAAACCGCCTGAACGATCCCTACTGGCAGGGCAAGATTGCAGGATACTACAGGTACAGGGATGTCATTCCTGCTCCTCGATCTGTCATTCCTGCGAAAGCAGGAATCTAGGACATTTGATTGCATGAAAGAAATAAGCCTCGTCAAAATAAAGAATCCCTTTTCCCTGGATGGCCGGGAGACCGACGTTATCCCCTATCATGGAGAAACCCTGGCCGAGATCCGAAAGGCCCACGCTCCCGCCGATGTCGATACCATCGTCTCCATCAACGGGCATGTGGTGCCGAAAGAGCAGTGGCCGTTCACCCGGGCGATACCAGGCGATATGGTCGTCATGCGTCCGTCTGTCGGTGATGGTGATATCTTGCGCAGCCTGGCCTTCGTTGCCCTGATCGTCGTATCCACTATTGTTGCGCCGGAGTTGACGCCATTTTTAGCGACCGCGGAAATGACAGAATTAGCGGTGACGTGCGTGACATTCGCCATGATCGTCGCCGGCGGTATGCTCATCAACGCCATTCTCCCGCCATCCACTCCCACGGCTGGAAGCCTCTCCGACTTCGACACCTCGCAGTCTTATTCGTTTTCGCCCTCGACCATCCAGGCCCAGGGCACGGCCATTCCCCGGATCTACGGGACCATGAAGGCCTTCGGCAATGTCATCTCCACATATACGGAAAACATCGGAGACAAAACCTACCTGAACGTTTTGCTCGGCCTGGGATATGGCCCCTATCAGCGTCTTTACGACTACAAGATCAACGATCAGCCCGCTGAAAACTTCAACGGCGTCGAGATCCACACGCGCCTGGGGAAGCTCACGCAGTCCGTTATTCCAAATTTTGACGACACCAAGGTGGAATTTCCCCTTAGCGTGAAACTGGTCTGCGGAACACCCCATGTTTACATGACCGACGGAGACGCTTTCGACGGCCTGGAAGTCGATATCCTCTGTCCGAAGGGGCTGTTCTATAGCAATGACAACGGAGGGCTAGACTCGCATGAAGTACAGGTCGTGATCGAATATCGCAAGGTGGGAGATGCCGATTGGACAGCTCTTAGTTGGGCCGAATTATATCAGGACGTTCGATTTGAGGTCGGTTACTGGTCGCGCGGGACAACGCATTTTCTGCGGTGGTTCGGCAATGATATTAACACCTGGGATGAAAAGGAAATTGGCAGCTCTAATCCGACAGACCATTATGACGGTGAGCGGGGATCGGGCACCCCAACGGGAAGCACCTGGTGGCGATGGATTCCGGCAGACAGCCGCCTGCGGCTGACCGTGGCTGCAAACCAGTATATGATCATATCCGCCGCAAAGACCTCCGCCGTCAGGCGCACCGTCAAAATAGGCGATAACCTGGCCCACGGGCAATACGAGATCCGAGTGAGCAAGACCTCCGAAGACCAGACCTCGTCCCGCTATGGCGACGACGTCTATTTCTCGTCTGTCCGCGAAGTGAGCTACGCCGCCTATACCTATCCCCGGCAGGTGCTCGTCGGCATCAGAGCCCTGGCCTCCGATCAGCTCTCCGGATCGCTCCGGTTTTCCTGCCTCTGCGAAGGGTCCTATATCCGCGCCTGGAACGGATCGACCTGGTCCATCGAATGGAGCAATAACCCTGCCTGGGTTTGCTACGATGTTTTCACGCAGCCCGTGTTCGACGACACCTTTAACACGGTCCTGCGCTATGACGGCATCGACCCCGCGCGCATCGACCATGAGGCGTTTAAGGTCTGGGCGGATTTTTGTGACGAGCTGGTCGATGACGGAGTTGGCGGCACGGAAAAGCGGTTTATCTTCAACGGCACCTTCGACGCCGAGATGACGCTCTGGGAAGCCGGCCTGAAAATCGCCTCGATGAGCCGTGCCATGCTCCTCTTCAGTGGCTACAAGATCACCGTGTACGTGGACAAGGCCGCATCCCCGGTGCAGCTCTTCACCTCCGGCAATATTATCCAGGATTCGTTTAAAGAGACCTGGCTGCCGGTCGAAGAGCGGGCGGGCGAAATCGAGATCAGCTACATCAATCAGGATAACGACTACGCCCGGGACACCCTGCCGGTCATTAATTCCGATCTGGATCATCCGTCGAACCGGGTGAGCATGCAGCTCATGGGCGCAAGCAAAGCGTCGCAGGCCTGGCGCTCCGGCCAGTTCCTGCTCCTGTGCAATAAATACCTGAAACGCACGATTGAATTCGAGGCCGACATCGATGCTATCGCCTGTACCCTCGGCGACGTCGTCAACTTCGCTCACTCCGTGCCGCAGTGGGGACTCGCCAGCGGCCGTATCGTCTACGCCGCCGATCCGATTGCCGGCTTTACCTGCAATCTTTCCCTGGCGACCGGATACGTTTTTATCAGCAACCCATCGACCGACCTGTCGGGTTATATCGGCAAATACCTGACCCTTGTGGATGGCTCCGGCAAGAAGCTGACGCTGAAATTGAATTCCGCAGGTGCGGGTGAAACCTATGTAGAAAAAATCACGAACGGCGGTTTTGATAGTGACACAACGGGATGGGAAGGAGTTGGAGGAACTTTAGCGTCTATTGCGGGCGGGGAATCAGGGAATTGCTTGCAAATAACTGCCGTCAGCGGATCCCCTTACGCAAAACAAAACCACGCCATTGTTACGGGGTCACTTTACAAATTCAGTTATTATGTAAAAAATGGTACATGCGGGAATGTGACGTGTGGGTTTGGTATTTCTTCCGGTTCTCTCGTGTATGTGTTACTGGGTACTTCGTCGGCATCATGGCAATACTTAGAGCAATTATGGACAGCGACAGGGGACTACCCTGCGGCATTTGATTATTTACAAGGACTGGAATCGGCTGGACAAACGATTTTGTTTGATTCTGCGTCAAGAAAGCAAGTCCTCACCCCCTCTGCGACTGGCGCGATCTGTACCATCATCAGTGAGGAGTCCGGCTTCAACCGCAATGCGGCCTCCTACACCGCCTATTTCTCCCTGAGCACCGCCACCTACGACCAGGCCGTCACCCTCGACCAGGAAGTCACCCTGGCAGCCGGAAAGACCTACGTCATCATGCTCCGCCTGGACGATGATACGCTCGTCACCCGCACGATCCTGGATGGTCCCGGAACCTATACGGAGCTGCATCTCACCGCGCCCTGGGGGACGGTCCCGACGCCGTATTGTCCGTTCGCCGTGGGCGAGAGCGGTTACGCGACAAAGCCCGTCCGGGTCCTCGATATCAGCCGCACCGGAGATCAGCGGGCCTCCATCAAGGCCATCGAATACAACGCGAGCATTTACAATGTGGACACCGACACGCCCGTCATCCCGACTCCGAATTATTCCACTCTCGACGTCATGCCGTCTGTCACGTCCCTGGACCTCAAAGAGCGCCTTTTAAAGCGCATCGACGGTACGATCGTCGTCATGCTCGATATCGCCTTCACCCCGCCCATGTCCACATATTGGAGCTATGGCGAGATCTGGGCCAGCTACGGCGGAGGCTGGCAATATGTCGGGACCTCCTATAACGGGCAATTCACCATCGAAAACGTCCCTGACCAGAAGACATGCCAGATTGCCGTCCTGAGCGTCAATAAAACGGGCGAACGGCAGCGACTCTCCGAGTCGCCGACAGCATCCCTCTACATCTATGGCAAAACGGCGCTCCCGGAAGACATTACGGAAATC